ATTCGGGATAGTAATCGTCCATTGTGTACTGGTCGGTGCGAGCGGAGAAGCCCGTGTTCTTTGTGCCTCCGTATCCGGTGGCGTTGGTCTGCGCCTCGCCGCCGTCTTTGGCGTACTCAACGAATGTGACGATGCCGTACACACGCTCGGGAATGGCAGCGTGGACGAGTTTCTCAAGGGCCTCACCACCGAGATTGGCGGGAAGCTTGTAGCCGTGATGCACCAGCAGGGCACCTTTCATACGACCGAAATCAATCGGGCATTTGCTCACACCCGTGTTGAGTTGTGCTAAGTTGCACTTGCGTAACGTTCTCATTGTTATCTGCAATTTTGTGGTTTGATAATTAATTCGAGATTGGAAATGTTAATGGCGTCAATGGGCTCGCTGACGGCGTCCCCGGTACCGGTGTGAGCACCATATCTGCCATAAGAATAGTTCTCAGAGTACTCGTGCGGCACTTCATCATCTGCAAAATCAAATCGTCCGTCAGCAAGCAACGCCTCAAGAAAACGCTTGTATATCGGTCGGAGGATGTTCTGAAAGGAATACACCCTACGCTCTTCGTTACTCCACTGCTGCTTCGATGAGCACGCTATCAGCACTCTCACTTTGCTCTTGGAGTAGTATTCTGCCTTGCCTCGTGTCTCGTTGACAGGAGCGAACAGAACGATAAGCGGAAACTTAATGTCGTTGCCCTTTGCGGTCTTGCTCAGCTCGTCAAGTCTGTCCTTGACGTATTGGGCATTACCGAATGTGTAATTGATCGTCGGGCAATCTATCTCCTCAAAATCTCCATGCTTCATGACAGCGACCTTGCAGCCGACAGCCGTAGCCGCCACCACATCCTCGAAAATCTCAACGAGTTCCCGACTCCGCTGCTGTGCCTTTGGAAATATCTTTCTCATAAGTTGAAGCTGTTGATTTTGGTGAGCATATTTGATGATGTGCGAATGTTGGTGAAATAACATTCTGATGATTTGCACCATTGGGCGAAGCGAATGTTACGCTCCACCATCGCATTCCACGCTTTTACCTGACGCATAATCGGAGCGACATAAGTATTGGCGGTTTTGAGCCGCCTGTAAACCGGTGATGGTCGCTTGCTCGTTGCTGTCTCCGATAATCTTGTAATACACGTAGTCGGCGAATGACTGGCGCAGTTGTGCGCATAACGTTTCAATGTGTTCCTTGTTGATAGTGTCGCCCTCGTCTTGACACACAAGATAAGCGTTGACCTTATTGCCAAGGGATTCACCGAGCATGTCGCAAAGATATTGCTCCTGATAGTAGGCAATATATTCCTCGATAGCGGCATTGACCTCTTGCGCGTTGGGGTTGGGGATTCGACCCAAGCGAGGGCGTTGAGGATGTGCCTGTGGTCCGGCCGGTGAAATATGAAACAATCTACGAGCATAATCTACTTCTTTTTAGCGGTCTTTTTATCAGCCGCGGTAACTTCTTTCGTGTCGGGTAGTTCAACGTCTTTGGTGTCTTCCACCTGCTCGGCTTCGGGTTCCTCTTCGGGTGAGGATTCGAGAACAGAGATGCGTGCTTGAAGCTCTGCTATCTCGTTGTCTTTTTCCTCCAGCTGGCTCTTGTATGAGTCGCACTGCTCCTTCAAGGCTTTCTGTGCCGCGCTAACGTCATCGACAGTGTTTGCCAATTTGTCCTCAAGACTTGGCTCACAGTCCGCAAGGGGGGTAAGTGAAATACCGCCCCTGCGTACTCTGTGAGATAACTCCCTTACCACGTTAGTTACTTCTTTGGGGTCTCCTGAAAGTATGTAACGCATGGCTCAAAAAGTTTAGTCCTTGGTGATTGCTGTCTTGAGGTCTTCGAGTTTACCATAAGCGAACGCCCACGGCATATAAACCACGAGACCGAGTTGCTCCTGAGTGATGAGGCGAACCATGTTGTACAAGGCTGTCTCAGCGTCCTCTTTCCACTGGATGTCAAGCTTNCTGTAATCGTACAGCTGTGCGCCTTGGTTGAAGTCACCGGCGAGGTAATATCCAACAGGCATCACGGGAAGTTCGATTACAGGAATGCCGGCGATGTACTTGCGACCGCCGATGATCTGTACGAGCTCGAGGTCACGACCGATGGAATCTTTCTCACCCTCCATAGCGTTCAGCGTAAGAGGATTCAGAACGATTGCGTTAGGTGTGTACTGAGCGAAGGTCAGGCAAGCAACGATTGTGCGGATGACATCCTTGCTGTTCGGAACGTCGATAGACTTGAACGACGCATGGTTAACCTTGAATGTGAGGTTGGCAAGGTTGGTCTCTTCGCCCTTGTACTCAACACCACGGAGGATGAACTGACGGTCGTTAAGTTTGACGATAGGTGTTGCTTTGTTGAGGTCGGTGATGACAGCAGCACCCTCAAAGGTGATCATCATCGAATCAAGAGCGAGGCTGAGCGGTTTGGTGAACTCCACGAGCACATCCTTGCCGTTGTTGTAGCTCTCAATCTTGGCAACCTCTCCGGCTTTGCCTTCGATGATTGCTCCGGTGATTTGTTTCTCAATAGGTTCAACACCATTGATGTTGGTGATACCCAAGAGCTGGTTCTTGGTGCCGTCACCAAAGAGAACGGCGGCGTCTTCGGCTGTTGTGATGATGCCGGGGATGGTGGCAACAATCCAAGAGCGAAGCTGAACACGTGCCATGAGCAAGTTCTTTGACAAGTCAAAGTAAGTACCGACACGGCGGATAGAGGTGCTGACCTCTTCGAGNTTGAGGCTGGACTGGCTCAAACGTCCGTTCTCTGTCACATAACGGGCATTGCGGTCGAACTCAGCGACACGGAGGTATGTGAATGAGGGGAACTTCGGGTCTGCGTTGATAGAAGTAATGATGTCACGGACATGGGTCTTGTTGAAGGTGAACNGAGATGCCATGAACTGCGACTGATACGCTGTGAGCACATCGCCGTTGTAGTTGTTCTCCATTGAGGTGATGGCTGTGATGTCTTTCAGACGGAAGCCTTCAAAGCTTACAGATTTCTCTGTGCCGCCGATGAAGTCCTGCATCTTGCGAGATTCCATCATCTTCTCGAAGTTCTCGGCGAACTGGTTCACCTGACCGATAGTGTAACCGGCTTTCTTAGCTTTCTCCATGTTCTCGCTAAGTTCTTTGACTGTGGCGCAAAGCTCTTCATTGTCCTTGAGGACCTGCTGAAGCTTCTCAGCGTCGATGTTCTTGAACTTGTCGAGTTCAGTGGTTACGTCTTTGAACTGCTTGGTCACTTGCTCAGAGTCCAATTCGCCCTCAAGGGCTTTGTTGACGATGTCAACAATCATGGATGCGTTCTTCTCCATGAACTCTCTCTGCTCGGTGCTCATACCCTCAAAGTTGATACCGAGGTCGGATTTGTTAATCTTTTTCATAAGTTAAATAATTATTTAAATGATTGATTCAATTTTTTCCAGAAATCGTCGCTTTTAACGACTGTCGGCACCTCTTCCTCCTTGGTCTCGGTCGCGGTGTTTTGTAGGATTGCGTGCGCACGATATACACGTGAGTAGCAATGGGGGCAACGAACATACTGCATTACATCAGTGATGCTCTTTTCGGTCAACTCGGTCTTCTGTCCTTTGACGCTGTCGAGCAGTGCTGTGACTTGCGCACGTATCTCGGGCTCAAGTTTGTCCATCTCTTCCTCCACGATGTCGTCAGTGATCCATCGGGCATACATGGCGGCGATGTCTATTACTTGCTGTGAGAACGTCACCTCAGACTGAGCGTCATAATCGAACTGAGTACCGCAACAGGGGCAAGTGACGATGTTTGCCCCTTCGAGGGATTTCAAAAGTAAGTTCAGTTCCATATTGTAATTCTTTAGTCTCTCATCCGAATAACCACGCATCTTGAAAGCTTCCTGAATGAAATTCACCGCTTCCTGCACTTGCTCACGTGTGCCACTCTTGAGGTTGACTAAGAACGTCTGAGGATTGCTACCCCATGAGGTCAATGTCGAATACTCGTACATCTTCCATTCGATGACCTTGCGAGCATCCTCTTTGTCTCGTCTGAGTGCCTGTACTCCTATGGAGTGCTCAAGTGTGCGACCATTGGCTGCATACAACTTGTAATCGTTGTAGGTGTCTATGCCAATCTGCTTGTTGAGGTTGATTTTACCAACCATCACCAAGTTGCCGTCTTTCTCACTGCCCTCCAAAGGCACGCCCAATAACTGATCCTGACGATGGTTCAGAAACCACCGCATTCGCGTAATGTCATTCTTCAACGTATTGTCGAAAGAATGTGGCATCGAGATGTCGTGCTGCGAATCCTCAATGCCTATGCCGTTGACCGCTACGGTCACGGTTCCATGCTCATCAACATCATTCGCCTTCGTCTCGAACGGCAGGCTCTTTATTTTCTCCTTCATGTTGTTCTTCTCCTGTTGAGGCTTTTTGGTTGTTTAATATTCTGTTAATAAACTCTATCTCTTGGTCGGTCATCTCGAATTTTGTTTTCGAGAAGACTTCATCTTCAAGCGCGCTTTCGTGTATCTGTGAACGCCAATCGTTGATGCTGATTAGTCCGTTGTTGAACTGCATCAGACAGCGGTCATTAACCAACTTTTTGACTTCCTCGTTCTCCTTCAAGCCTTGTTGCAGACAATCAACATCCTCGAAGTTGCAGTCTATGTACAAGCCCTCCTCCTCGATACCCAAGAAGGCTGTCAGCCCCTCGCAGAACTCTTTAGCCATCGGAATGATAGTGGAAGTATAGACAGCCTTTTCAGCGGTCGCTTGGTTGGAGAATGTGGATTGGTCTTTACGTGGTACGAGCACAGCCGGGATTCCATATACTCCGGCTATCTCAATGGCATCATACAACGTTTCCTCAAACGGCTCAAGGTCTTTAATCGAAAGTGCCGTGCGGAGGAACGAGAGGTCTGCATCAGTAACAGCTATCGGACTCTTACCACTGCCGATGCCATAGTTGGACACATACGCATCGTTGACTTGCTTCTTCTCGGCATCTGTCAACGCTACTGTTCCGGTGTCATCATGCTTCTTGTTGACCAATATGCCAAGAGCACCGGAGCGTGAGTAAATGACGTTTCTTGACTCATAGACCTTGATGAGGTTGTTGATAGGGTCTTGCACACTACTCAA